CTGACGTTGAGGAGGGATGACTTATCGCAGATAAAGCAATATCCGAGCTGATTGCAGCGGAACAGATAAAAGCCGCTGACCTTTTCGTCCTGGAACAGGACAGCGCGGCCAAGAAGCTGACGGGACAAATTCTGCTGAACTGGCTTACCGCCGCAGCTGACGGCCACGGCGGTATCAGCAGCATCGTGAAGCAGTCCACAAGCGGCCTTACGGATACATACCGCATTACGCTTGCCGATACGACTACCTTTGATTTCAACGTGTCCAACGGCAAGGGCATTGCAACCATTGCCAAAGTATCCACAAGCGGCCTTGTGGATACATACCGCATCACCTACAACGACAGCACCACCAGCACGTTTACCATCACAAACGGCGCAAAGGGCGATAAGGGTGACAACGCATACGTCTGGATTCGGTACGCGGCGCAGAAGCCCACGGCAGCTTCTCATAGCTTCGGTGTCCTCCCTGACAATTGGATGGGCGTATACAGCGGCAATTCCGCAACCGCCCCAACAGACTGGACGAAGTATCAGTGGTTCGAGATCAAGGGCGAAAAGGGCGATACCGGGAATCCGGCAACGCTCAACAGTTCTGCAATCAGCTACCAGACGAGCAATTCCGGCACGGTCGTTCCGTCTGGAACATGGTCAAACACGATCCCGACGGTAGCACAGGGCAAGTATCTGTGGACAAGGGTCACGCTTACGTTCAATACCGGCAGCGCCGTCACCTCTTACTCCGTCTCCCGCATGGGCTTGGATGGCACCGGCGCTGTATCCAAAGTGTGCGGCAAAGAACCTAACTCCAATGGCAACGTTGAGCTAGAAGCTGAAAATGTTGGGGCATTGCCTAGTGCTGGCGGTTTAATGACCGGAAATATTGTCATGAACTCCCATCAAATCAAAGCATTAGGTGCGCCCACGGACAGCGCTGATGCCGCAACCAAGGGGTTCGTAGATACGGCGTTAAGTAATGCCAAAACGATTGCGAAGACTGCAACGTTAACTGCTGCCGGTTGGTCTGCCAGCGCCCCGTATACCCAGTCTGTTACGGTCTCCGGTCTGACGGATACAAAACGTGCGATGGCTTATCCAGTATACGGGAGCAACACGGCCACCAATCTTGCGCTGAAAGAGGCGTGCGGGATGGTGAGCTTCGCTTCCCGGTCAGGCAGCACGCTGACGTTTACCTGCCTTGAGGACAAGCCCACGGTGGATATTCCGATTACGGTGGAGGTGTACGTATGAGCATTGCGGTTCCTTTATATGGATTTGGAGCCAGCGGCGGCGGTTCCGGCGGCACCCTTACCGTCACAGCCCCGGCGAACGTCACTGTGACTGTTTCCAAGGACGGCAAGGCAAAGACCAAGAACTCCGGCACCAGCGGCGTGGTGGTCTTCAAGGGGCTTGCAAGCGGGACGTGGACTGTTACCATCACCGGTGACGGCAAGACCGCCCAAAAGAATGTTGTGGTCACAACCGATTATTCAACCGTGATTGCATTTTTCGCAGCTACTATCAACATCACCTATCCCGCCGGTTCGACCTGTACTTGCTCTGACGGCACAACAACTCTATCCGCCCCCGACACCAGTGGTACATGGGCTTGTATCGTACCGAACGCAGGGACGTGGACGGTGAGTTCCACCGATGGGGATAAGTCAAAAAGTGCCGATGTCGTGATAATTACCAACGGCCAGACCGAGAGTGTTACGCTGCTATATATCACTTATCTGTTCAAGGACGGTGAAACTTATGATTCGCTGACCGGCGGATGGGGTGGGACGGTTAACGCTGAAAAGCAAGCACTAGAGTTTCTTGTCGCAGCGGGAAAAACAGTCAATATGGCTACGAAAAGCAAGGTTGATATGACTGACTACAGCACCATATCCGCTAAGACCGACGCAAATATTCGTGGCGTTTCTCTTTTATTGATTATTGAGGATTCCTTCGCATCGAGTAGACCGTTGGCACAGGCAGCTCTCGCTACTGCCTCGGATGAAGTAAGCCTCGATATATCCAACATCACCGGTAGCCACTTAATCCGGCTCGCTTCGTACTCTGAAAAAGGCGGCAGCCGGTACGTCTACGAAGTCTCTATGCAGTAAGGGGGCTGTAACGCTTGAAAACAATTTATATTGGTTCAGAATTTAAGTGCTACGTTACCTCTGGTGAAGGCCTGACGCCTATTGAAACGGATTCCTTCGACGGTAAGTGCGACGCCTATATTGAGGGTTATCGCTTCATCCCAGCAGGTCAGACGTGGACACGCGCCGACGGCGTGATATTTGCCGGTGAGATGATCGCCCCGTGGAAGCCGTGGGCAGAGTTGGACACCGCCCAACGGGAGTATGAGCGGGAGCAGTATCAGGCTCTCGCTGCTCAGAACGCCGAGTACGAAGCCGCATTATCCGAAATCGAAACCGCTCTGGGGGTGAACGCATGACCATCGAAGAACGGAAGCAGAGAATCCTCGCGAAAATCGCGGAAATGAAAGCCAGCGGCGGCGAGGAACAGCTGAAAGAGCTGGATGAAGCCTACAAGAAAGGGGTTGACAGTCTGTGACGCAAGAGGAAAGAAAAAGCATCATGTATGCCCAGGGGCGGGCGAACGCGCTTGCCTTGCAGGAGAAAGCCCCTGACATGACAGGCACCGAACTGAACGCGGCGGATAGCGACATTCCCAGTTTCAAGGCTGCTGCCGCAAACAAAAACATGCTGGAGCGCAAGGCCGGGTTTGTGTGTCAATCGTCTGCTGGCCGTGTGGTGCGGCTGGTGCAGCCCTATGACAGCACTATCTACACTCAGGAGCCAGAGGAACTTCCAGCGCAGTGGGGGTTTGCTTGGAGCACCGACCCAGCAAAAGCGTTGCCATTCGTCGCCATGGCTACCAGCCCCTACAATAAGGGTGACTGCTGCACGGAGGGCAGTAAAGTGTACCGCTCCACGTTGGATAATAATGTATGGTCGCCGTCCGCATACCCTCAGGGCTGGGAAGAGGTGAACGTATGACGGTAAAGCAAATTCAATGCCTGTTGACTTATCTGGGCTATTCTCCCGGCACGATTGACGGCATTGAGGGCAGGAACACCCAAGTGGCTACTCTGGCGTTTCAGGCCGACTACGGGCTTACCGTGGACGGGATACCGGGTGCGGCTACCCAGAAAATGCTCATCGGTGCTATCGCCGGGACGGCGGTAAAGGTGGAGAAGCCGGAGAGCAGCGACGCGCCGAAAACCGGGACGTTCTGGGACGACATCAAGTACTTCACCCGGGAGGAATTCCGGTGCCAGTGCGGCGGGAAATACTGCAACGGTTTTCCTGCAGAACCAGTGGAGGAAACCGTCCGCATGGCGGATGAGATACGCCGTCGGGCGGGGGTTCCCCTGAATGTAAATTCCGGTGTGCGGTGTAAGCGGCACAATGCCGAAGTGGGCGGAGTATCCAACTCCCTGCACACCACGGGGCAGGCCGTAGACCTCTCAGGGGCTATCCCCCCGGAGAAACTGTATGCCATAGCGCAGGAGGTGCAGGCCGAGAAAATCCCCGGGCGGGGTGGTCTGGGGCTGTACGGCTGGGGCATTCACGAGGACAACGGGAAATACAGCCGGTGGAACGGCTGAGAAGGGAGCATGCCAATGGAAGAAACGGAAATCGCCGGGAGGCTTTCTGCGGTAGAACAGCGGAGCAAATCCAACTCCCACCGTCTGGACGCTCTTGAGAAGCATACGGAAGCGCTGAACACGCTGGCAACGTCTGTTGCCGTCATGGCGGAGAAGGTGGAAGTTACCGGGGAAAAGGTTGACGGCCTCTGCACGGACGTGCAGGAGCTGAAATCCGAACCCGGCAAGCGGTGGAAGTCGATGGTAGAAAGGGTCATATACATCGTCGTAGCCGCTGTCGTAGGGTTTATTCTTGCCCGGCTTGGGCTGGGCTGATTTTTAAGGAGGAAAACAAAATGATTAACTGGATTGTACGTGTCAAAAACAAAGCCTTCTGGATGGCCGCAATTCCTGCGCTGCTTCTGTTGGTGCAAACGGTGGCCGCCCTGTTCGGCTTTACGCTGGACTTGGGCGAAATCGGCGACAAGCTGCTGGCCGTGGTGAACGCCGTGTTTGCCCTGCTGGTGATTCTGGGCGTGGTCAATGATCCTACCACCGCCGGTATCGCTGATAGCAAACAGGCAAGAACCTACAGTTCCCCAAAGGAGGACTGATGTGATAAGTGAAAGTCCCGTGGAATCGGGTGATTCTGGATGAGTTCTGTTCTCTGGCGATTCTCACACCGTTGGAGGAAAAGATCATCCGCACCCGAGCCGCCGGATGGAGCCAGACAAAACAGTGCCACAAGTTTTGTGTGTCCCAAGCCACTATCACAAGAACGGTTAAAAAGTTGCGGATAGAATACGAATTGTGCAGAAAATACAGTGACAAGCTCCCTGAAAATCTGAAATTCTGATTCTGCGTGACGATTTATTGACGATTTATTGACGAAATCCCGACGAGTAGATGATGATTCTACCGTCGGGATTTTTGTTATTATATGGGTAGAAGGTGGCCACCTCCTAAATATATTTTGAAGGAGGACTTCTAAACTATGGAAGTAGAAAAGGATTATGCAAGCAAAGGCGTAGCCGGTGCCGGTCTTGGCACGGGTATTGCCGGTCTGGCGCTGGGCGTGATGAATGCTGCGGGCGGCCTGGGCGCTCTGGCTCTCGGCAACCGCAATCCCGCTCCCACCGCTCCCATTATGCCCGCCATGCCCTATGGCTACGGCTGGGGCGGGTGTAGCGAGAACATGCCCGTGAGTCGGTATGAACTGGATCGTGAGCAGCAGCTCGCCGCCAAGGATTCCGAAATCGCGCTGTTGAAGGCAAACGCCTACAACGACCAGAAATCCATTGAGCTGTACGCTTACATTGACGGACAGCTCAAGGACATTCGCAAGACCCTGTGCGATCAGGCCGTACACAATCAGCGCACCGAGGACAGCTTCGCGCTGGTTCGTCAGGATGTGGAATGCGTTCGGGCTGAACTGTCCAAGGACATCAAGATCGAGGCAGAGCGGCGCTGCTGCGCTGACAATTCCATCGTGACCTACGCCAACGCGACCTTCTATCCGAAGCAGGTTGCCGACGTGACCACCGGAACCGGAACCACGGCACAGACGCTGTACAACCCCCTGCCCAAGTGCGGCGGGTGCTGCAACGGTTGATTCCCGACAATTGGGGCGGCAGCCGCCGCCCCATACTTTCAAGGAGGTAATTTATGATTCCTATGGAAAACGTGCAGGCAGGGCTTGCAAGATTCATTGACAGAAGCATTGCTCCAAGTCTTTCCGGCTGGGACAGAGTTCTGGTTGCCGGGGCTGGGGGGCTGCTTGCCGCAAATTTCCCGAAGATTATTGCCCAGTACGCAGATCATCCCATGGTAAAGGCGCTGGGCGTTTACGATATGGAGCATGGCACGGTGGACGTTGACGCCCTGTACAACGCCGCAAAGCCATACATGGGGACAGAGGCGCTGCCCGTGAAAATCCCCGGAATCGGGCTTACGCTCAAGCTGGGGAAACAGGACATTGATACGCTGTATGCGTACATTCAGGAGGGCATCAGATGAAAGAAATCAAACTGCTGATGGAGCACATTGAGGACGAGCTGGAAGACGCGCACACCTACGCGGAGCTGGCCGTGGAATACAAGCGCGACGACCCGGAGCTGGCAGACCTGTTTTACAGGCTGAGCGGGGAGGAAATGAACCACATGAACGCCCTGCACAAGGCCGTTGTTTCCCACATTGAGGAATACCGCAAGCAGAAGGGCGAGCCGCCTGCGGCCATGATGGCCGTCTATGAGTACCTGCACAAGCGGGATATTGAACGGGCGGAGAACGTCGGAGTGGTGCAGGGGATGTATAAGCGGTAAGCGTGGCAAATTTCGTGTCAAATGGCGTGTCAAATTTGTGCCCTAAAAACGTACCGCACGCAGAAAAATATTAAAATCTGCGGTAATATTTTCCCACAGAATAGTTCGGAGAACGTGGGAATATAGCTGATAAAGCAATAAAAAAGCCCTAGAATTGATTTCTAGGGCTTTTTCTGCATGGTGACCCGTACGGGAATCGAACCCATGATTAAAAATCAAAAAAGCGTTGGTATACAACGATTTTTCAAAATCCGTGTCAAATGGCGTGTCAAATTTGTGCTTTTTTATCTGCGTTTGACACAAAGAAGTTTCGGAAATCCTGCGCCTGTTTTGCAATGTCTTTCTGCGCCAGATGTGTATATATTTTGTGCATCGTTTCGTCATCTGCCCACCCGCCAATTTTCATTGCTATCTTTTTCGGCATCTGGAGGTGATAAGCCAGAGACGCGAAGCTGTGCCGCAATCCGTGGTTCCCGACTTTCGGCAGGCCGTTGGCGGAACAAATCTCGTTTATCCTTGTGCATATCCACCCGCCGGTCAGGTTGACGATATAGCCTTCCTTGTTATCAACTGCCTTTAGTGCTTCCATCAGCGGCTCAATAATCGGCACCGTGCGCCGGGAAGAATCGTTTTTATTCTGCTTCTTGTGAACCAGCTTGCCGCCGTCCCCGGCCACTCTTGCCCCGTGGACATATATTATTTCGTTCTTGAAATCGACCTTGTCCCACGTCAGCGCCAGCATCTCAGACCTGCGCAAGCTGGATAATTCCAGCAGTGCAGCAATTTCTATCGATTCCCCTTTTATGGCTTCCAGGAACACCGGTATCTGATCCGGGTCAAGGTACGGCTTTTCGTTGTGTTCCTTTTCCGGCAGGGTCACCCGCGGCCTGCGTCCGGTTTCCTCGAATATCGCTGCGGAAATCAGCATCCACACGTTTTTGATATATTTCGGGGACAGCGATTTTGCTTCCCTGCGGATGGCGGCTTGCCACTGTTCGTCCGTGGTGGTGTACACGTCAGCCGCCATCATGCTTTGGAAACGCTGCTTGCGGTAGGATTCATACGCATAAATCGTTGACGGCGACTTGAACCCCTTCCGGGTCGAAATGTATTTGTCGAGAGCGTCCCCCAGGGGAACCCCGTGCTTTATGGGGGCGGTTTTCGCTTCAATAACCCCGTGCTTCATGGCGAGGTATTCCGCCGCGCATTCGTCGTACGTGGGCTTCGTAATGGATACCGTGCGGCCGTCGATATAGATTCTTGTTCGCCATGACCCTGACGGGAGTTGTATTATAGCCGGGAGTTTTACCCCCGGCTCTTTTTTCTTTCTTCCCATAGCGTATCCCTCTTTTTTGATAATTTGCTTACAGTGAAGTGCAGAAGGCCGAACAGCAGTACAATAACAGCCGCCGCACCTGCCCATACGACCGGAGAAACATTATCAGACTGTATCAGCCCCTGGTCTGGCGCTTGGCTATCCAGAGCCACATAGATTGCCAACACAAATGTCAGCGTAATGCAAACGCCGCACAGCCCGTACACAAGGATTTTGTATGAGCTGCGGACATTCTTTATTTCTTCATTTTGTTTGCCGATGCGGTCATCTCTGGCCGCGACACCAGCCTCCATAATGCGGCTCCTGTCCAGTAGGCGGTCTATCGCCGCGTCCTTCTCGGCAATTATCTCGTCCTTGTATGCTATCTCCTGCCGGAGCTGGTCTATTTCCGCCCGACCTCCGCTTTGGTGAACACCTGCAACGGAATCCATTGACACGTCCATAGCGGCGCACAGCGCGGCGATATGGAAAAAGCCAGGGTTCGATACGGCACCGGAAAGAATCCGGCTTGTTGTGGCGATGGGAACGCCGGACACGTCGGAAAGCTGCTGATTCGTCAGATGGTTCCGGAATTTCTCGTCTTTCAGCCTTCCCGGGAGGGCATCGAAATTCGGCTGCATTTCCTCGATGAATGTTTGGCCTGTATTTGAATCCATAATTCGCCCTCCTATTAAATTTGATACTGGATTGTTCACATTTGATTCCGACGGAATCAGATGTGTGGTTTACTTTCTATAGCTGAAAATGCTATGGTGATATTGCAACCGGCAAGGGACACACGTCGTTACCGGCGGCAAGCCCCGTCACCTTGTGGCACGGGTGGCGGGGCAATTTAAAAAATTTTCAAAAAGCCCCAATCAGTCCGGTTTATTGGACACATGACGTGCTATTATGCGTTACGTAATCAAACAAACGTTTATAAATATATAGCGGGGGGACAAAACATGAAGGAAAGAGAAGAATTGAAACGGCTTATATCGGAAATGAACGACGCGCAATTTGAATGGTTCATTTCTCAAATGCGGCGTGTGCTATCTGAAGAAGCCGCCGCACCTGATCGTCAGAAATCGAATCGACTAGATCATGCATAGCTTTCCTATCTTCGGACAGCTCCCCTCTGGGGGGCTGTTCTTTTTTGTCGGCGCTGTCCCAACCCATAAGGAATGATGTCGTTACGCCGATTGCGCTTGCAATTTTTTCGAGTCGATCAATTGGAATCTTCTCCGTCTGCCCGGTAGCATACCGCTGTAAAGCAGACTTTGGAATACCTGTTTTATCCGATAAATCACCATAGGAAATATCCTTGCAAGTTATCGTTTCTAGGATTCTCTTTGAAATATCGCTCATAATGGCACCTCCCTTCTGCGTATAGAATAACACGGTTATCCCAAAATTGCAATACCGGAGCAAAAAATTTTTTAAAATTGTCCCAATTTTGGGTTGACAAATGAGAAGAAGCGTGATAGTATAAAGACGTCCCAAAAATGAGACGGAAGGAGGGCAAAGCATGTCGACGAACAAGTTAAAAGGGAAGATTGTAGAAGCGGGATTTACTCAGCGGTCTCTGGCTCTGGAAATCGGTATGTCCAAAAACACATTGAATTCCAAGGTGAACGGGAAGATTCCGTTTAACACTATCGAGATAGAGGCTATATGCGAGAAGCTGGGCATCACCGACCCGGCAGAAAAGGCACTTATTTTTTTACACTAATCGTCCCAAAAATGGGACAAGCCTGGGAGGGGGGGTGAGGGAATGGAACCTATCGAAATAGCATCGCTTGGCCTGGGCATTGCCAGCATCATTCTAGGTACTCTAACAGCGATACAAAACATCCGCAACTCTCTGGGAGAGCAAGAGCCCTGGAAACAACGCGGCCGCGAGATGTTCCGAGAACCACCTTGCAAGGGTCACCGGACACCGGAAGGACATGTTCCGTCCGAAGAAGAACGCGCGATGATCCGAGCGGGGCAATATACAGGGGGAGAATCTCGGTGTTGATAACTGGCCTTTTATTCAGCTCCGGGTGGGTATAAGTGTACAGTGTTGTTGACTGTTCTCCAAAAGGAACGCCGTTGATCTCACCGCGTGTGACGGAAATTCCAAGCTGGGATTTGTTTGTAAACTCGACTAGCATAACCGTGAATTTGGCCTCATTGTAGATTTGCTTGACCGAAATACAGAGCCGTTTGTGATTGGCAATCAGGCTCTTTACAAAATTGTAAATCGACAGTGCAAAGCCAACGACCGCTATCCAGAACGTAATACAATTCGCAATTGACACAAAATCGCCTCTTCCTGTGCTTTTCCACCAGAATAGCACAGCGAAGGACAATATGCAATAAAAAAGACGTGAATAAACGAATTACGGATTATATGAGAGGAGGTGCAGACAATGCCTAGAATCCGGCAGTATGCCGAGCGCTACGCAGTGGATGATTTTTGGAAGGAAATCGACCGCTGCTGTCCCCTGGCGGGGATTCAGAGCGATAACGCTGTAGCGCTAGAAGAAAAAACCGGGGTAGACCATCAGACCCTTCGGAACTATCGGAAGGGCAAAACCGAAATGCGGGTAAGCGTCCTGAAAAAGCTGGTGACCACCCTCCACCCCAACCCGGCGGTGATTCTGAAAACCCTGGGGTACTCTGAGAAGGAGATACGGGCGTTTGCAAGGGAATGGCAGTGATTTGAAATCTACGGCAGAATGCCGAAATTGAAAGGAGTTATTTATGGCGAAATACAAAGTTGGGGATAAGGTGCGGATTGTGAGTGAGCGGCCAAAAGATTTTGCATACACTGACAACATGGGGAAATACCTCGGGAAAACATTTATTGTAAGCATGGTGAAGTGGCATCCGCTCTTCGGGAATTTATACTCTCTCGAAGGGGCAATCATTGAGCGTGGCGCTTGCGCCGGCTCATCATGGGTTTTCAAAGAAAGCTGGATTTCCGGCCTTGCGGAGCCTGAGCGGGAACCCTGCACCGTGGAACTCCGCTTTGACGGGATGATTACCACGGCCGTCTTGAAACGGGGCGGGCGGGACGTAAAGACCGCAGAAGCCCGGTGCAATCCGAAGGATACCTACAGCAGAGCGGAGGGCGCAAGGGTCGCCGTTGAGCGGCTGTTTGAGAAGAAGCGCAAGGAGGACAAGCCAAAGGAGAGCAAGCCGAAGATGTGGGACAAGTTCGTTGTCGCGAAAGAGGACGGTAAGTATGGTCATCTCTTCAATACCGGTGAAATCGTAACGTTGCTAAAGGCCCTCAAGAACGGAAATTTAAGGCTTGTTAATGAAGCGGGCTTAGTTCAACTGCTTCCCCCGAGTGAGGTTCGCCCCTACAAGGAGAAATCCAAATGATGCCAAGATGAAGGGAGATTGAAAGTGATGAAAAAGCGGCTTGCAAAGAAGCGCGCAAAGGCATTTCTGGAAGGCCGGATGGCGTACCCAAAAATTGAGGATACGTTCCTCTATAGCACCGATGGTGACTACTGCGTAAAGGTGGTTGCCGTGATGCCGGAACCTGTTCGGCGGGAGGTTTACGCCTACGCCCGCCGTGCTGGGTGGGATGGCAACCACTGGGACGCGCCGGATGTGCTGAGCACTTTGTATCCGGATGAGGCGGCAAAATGATGCCGAACGAGGTTGCCCAGCTTCGCACCATGGCGGAGATATTCCGCCGCTTGCGGGAGGAAAACGTCAAGTTGCGGGAATCCTTGGGCATGGAAACGGAGGAAAGCAAGGCGTTCGACGATGAGAACGCGGAGCTTTTTGCCGTAGTCCACCGAAATCATGCGGTCAGGGGGTGATGATATGGCAAGCAGGAATAAACCCATGGATGCTCGGTGGGAGCCGGTGCCGGAGAACCGGAAGCCGTTCAGTATCAGGGAATGCGTTTTCCGTGTTTGCCCCTATGCGGGGCTGAATCTGGTGCTTTTCTGGTGGCAACAGGCTGATTTGCTGGCAGACGAGGCGGCAGTTCCCGCAATGTGGGTGTGCGCTATCCTGATGGGGGCCGGTATCGGACGTTGCATCAGAGGGCGATAAAAAGCCGCCCCCGATGTTACAGCACCGGGGACGGCAAGCGATATAAAAAATCTCTACCATTTACAGTATATCAAACTGAGAAAGGAAAGTCAATGGATGATGTTGGTGTGAATCCGGATTACGATTATCTGTACGATTCCCAGGCAACGGACAGCAGCATTCCGGTGTGCATCTGCTGCGGGAGAATCGTAGGACACAGATACTGGAAAATCCGGGACGATGCCATTTGCGACCTCTGCATGGACAGCCGGGAGGAATGGCAGGAGATTTCCTATGATTGAGGTGGATTATGGCGGATAAAAAAAGCTGCCTGTGGTACGAGAAGGCCACGGCAAGCATTTACTTCCCGGAGGGGCATGTGTGCTGTGACCTCTGTGCCTGTATGGAAACATACGCCCGGAAGCAGTGCCGGTTGACCGGGGAGTATCTGCTGGATACAAGAGCAACAGTTGGGTATGAGTGCCCGCTGGAATTTAAGGAGGAAGACAATGGCGAGAATGTTTCGGTTCCTGACCGCTGACGAGATTGAGGTCAAGATCAAGCAGGTCAAGGAAAATGGTCTGGTGTGTCTGCTGTACAAGACGGCGAGGACGGATATGGACTTGCTAGACGAGACTGTAGGGGCTGGCAACTGGACGAACGACTACAAGGAGATCAAGGGCAATCTCTACGCCGGTATCGGGGTTATTCAGGAAAACGGCGGCATCCAATGGAAATGGGACTGCGGTATCGAGAGCCGGGAGGACGAGGAAGGCAACCAGAAAAAGGGCGAGGCAAGCGACGCTTTCAAGCGCGCCGGGTTCCGCTGGGGCATCGGCAGAGAACTTTACACGTCCCCGTTTGTCTGGATTCCCAGCAACAAGGCAGAAATAAAAGCATCTTCCTTCAACGGAAAGACCCGGTTCAACTGCTACGACAAGTTCAGCGTGGAGAAAATCGCCTATGACGAGAAGACCGGGCGGATCACCGGACTCGCAATCCGCAACGACACAAAGAACCTTCGGGCGTTTGTGTGGCAACAATCATGACGGAGCTTACATTCACCGAGGCCAAACTGGAAGGCGGCTGGCTGATGGTCAAGCCCTCCCGTTCTGAGTTGGGCAAGGCAATGGCCTTTATCCGAAAAATGAAGGCCACGCCCTACGACCTGGCCTTGAAAGAGCACCGGGAAAAGCGGAGCCTGGACGCAAACGCCTATGCATGGGTGCTGATTCACAAGCTTGCCGCCGCTATGGGGATTCCTCCGGTAGAGGTATACCGGAACGCCATTCGGGGCGTGGGAGACAATTACACGCCTATGTGCGTCCGGGAACAGGACGTTGAGCGCTTCACACGGAACTGGCAGAAAAACGGCCTTGGATGGCTGGTGGACAGCCTGGGCACGTCTCAGGTGCCTGGGTGCCGGAACCTGGCGGCATACCACGGCTCCAGCACCTACGACACCAAACAAATGGCGCGGCTGATCGACAATCTGATACAGGACTGCAAGGCGCTGGACATTGAAACCCTGCCCCCGGACAAGCTGGAACTGCTCAAGGAGGAATGGCGTTGAGGAAGGACACCAAAGCGAGGGACTTCACCCGGGGCGAGAAAATGGCGATTGCCGAGCGGGACAGCATTGACGGCTGGACGTGCTGCGTATTCTGCGGCGCTCCCGCCCCTGCCACTCTGGCATGGAGCAACGCCCACTACATATCCCGGGCACAGGGAGGGCTTGGCATTGCCCAGAACGGGCTGACCCTCTGCCCCAGATGTCACAGCCGGTACGATCAGACCACGGCAAGAATGGAAATGAGGGCGTATTTCCGGGAGTACCTGATGGGCATTTATCCCGGCTGGAACGAAAACGATCTGATTTACAGGAAGGAGAACACATGAATAATTGTCAATTTGTCGGGCGGCTCACCGCCGACCCGGAGCTGAGAAGAACCCAGGAGGGGACGGCGGTCTGCTCCTACAGTCTCGCCGTCAAGCGGCCAATGACGAAGGATGCCACCGACTTTCTGGATTTCGTCACATGGCGTCAGGGTGCTGAGTACCTGACGCAGTACGGCCATAAGGGCGATATCGTGGCCGTTTCCGGAGCGCTGCAAGCCAGAGACTGGACTGACAAGAACGGGAACAAGCGCCGGGCGTTTGAGGTGGTGACCACAAGCGTTGAACTGCTTTCCAGCAAGCGCAATTCTCAGGATACCACCAATACCGGAACGGCGCAAAACGCCGGATACGGGCAGCCCAGCGCCCCACAGCAGACGACCCGGGGCAACAGATACAGTCAGCAGGGGTTCGGAGGATATCAGGAGATCACCGAAGACGACCCCGCCTTGCCGTTCTAGGCCGGAAAAAGTAATCTTTCCTCAAAAAGATTGACAGTATAGTTTGCATTTTCCCTTGACGGTGGGAGGTGAAACCGCCAACTCCAAAGGAAGGAGCGAAAACGTGACGATTGAATTTACGATTCCCGGCGTTCCGCAAGGGAAGGAGCGCCCCCGCTTCACCCAGAACGGTGAGACATACACCCCAAAGAAAACGAAGGACTATGAAAAGCTGGTGGCATGGGCATACCAGTGCGAAGCCCACGGGGCAAAGTTTACCGGCACTATACGGGTTGACATTGCGGCAATCTACCCCGTCCCCCATTCGTGGAGCAAGCGCAAGCAGGCCGAAGCGATTGACAATCAGATTCTACCAATGGTGAAGCCCGACTGGGACAACATAGGCAAGATTGTGTGTGATGCCCTGAACGGTATCGCCTACAGGGATGACGCAGCCATCACAGACGCCACAGTCTGCAAGCGGTACGGCACCCGCCCATGCGTGGCGGTTCGCATCACCGGAGAGGAGGCACCCCGTGACACAGTGTGAGCGTATCCTGCGGCATTTGCAGGACTATGGAAGTATCACCCAGGCCGAGGCGGTTACAGAGTACGGCTGTTACCGACTGGGTGCTAGAATCTGGGACTTGAGAGCTCAGGGCGTTCCCATCAAGAGCGAAACCGTCACCGGGAAGAACCGATACGGGGAGCGGACGTGTTTTGCGCGGTATTCGCTGGAACACTCAAACGAAGCGAGGTAGCATATGGCAATCAAAAGCGGACTTGATTTCTTTCCGCTTGATGTTTGCTTGGACAAGAAATTTGAACTGATAGAAGCAGAATATGGCTTGACAGGATTTGGTGTAATTGTTCACTTGCTGCAAGAGATATACGGCAAGGAGGGTTATTACATTGAATGGACAGAGGAGGTTGCGCTTTTGTTCGCCCGAAGATGCGGGCTGGGTGGGAGCGTCGTTTCCGAAATAATAGAGGCTTCTATCAGACGAGGGATGTTCGACAAAGAGATATATGACAAGTACCACGTTCTGACTTCACGGGGAATTCAGAAGCGGTACTTCGAGGCAGTCAGCCGCCGTAAAAGTCTTGAAGTCGATTACAACATCCTTCTGGTCGAGTGCGCCCAAATTTGCCCCAATGTAAACATTTCAAGCAGAAATGTCAACATTTTCTCAAAAAATGCTGACATCCGAAGACATAGTAGAGTAGAGGAGAGTAGAGTAGAGAAAAGTAGAGTAAAGGAGAGTATAGGCGCGGAGCCGGACACCGCCTCCACGCCGCCGGTGTGCCAGATCATGCTGAATGATAAATCCCTTTACCCTGTTTTTCAGGCTGACGTGGACAAATGGGCAGAACTCTACCCCGCCGTTGATATCCTGGCAGAGCTTCGGAAAATGGCCGGGTGGTGTGACGCCAACCCGTCCAAGCGGAAAACCAAGGGCGGGGTACAGCGGTTTATCAACGGCTGGCTTGCCAAAGAGCAGGACAGGGGCGGCGCTGGGTCAGCACCACCGGTTAGGCGCTATGGGAAGCCTGATATTCCTAAGGGCGCGTCCGGCGAACTTGGGGACGCTGAGCTGGAAGCCATACGGCAGGTTCTGGCGGAGAAAGACCTGTGAAATCATGTGGCACGTCACCGCGAAAATTAGCCGCTTAAATCGGCGCTGAAAGCCCGACGATGGTAACACGTCAAAGCGGCGGAAGGAGACTGAATATGGGCAAGAACAACTACATCCAGCGCCGCAGAAATGAACAGCAGGTATTTCTGGACGTTGGCGAACGAATGGGAATACAGAAAACATGTGATTATATACAAATTGCCCTGCGAGACCCGGAGGTCATGGGGAAGGGCACATTTGGCCGGGCGCGGATTGAAAAGCTGTTTCGCCGCGTGGCAGAACTGGCGGACTACTTCCACACGGCGTTTACTTTCGACGTGGAGACGGACAACCGGCAGGAGGAAATGGACGCGGCACTCAGAGAGATTTACGGGGACGATCTGGAAACATTCTACGAGAGATACCCGGAACTCAAGAAAATCCGCTACGACAAGGCCAGAAAGGGGTGGGTATGATGGACGAAAAACCCGGCCAGTACATCGAAAGCCCATTTTGCAGGAACTGCACGCGGGACGATTGCCCCACCAACGGGGACGGCTGCAAGGCGTGGGAAACGTATTTCATCGATAACTGGAACAAAAACATCATGAAATCAATTGGAAACCACAAAAAACAACGCCAATTTTTCCGGTATGAGCACCCGGATTTGGTGAGAGAGGGGATTGCTTTTGAGCATGAGCAAGGCGAAAATGTACGGCTGTTTCACGGTGAAGCGGAATTGCACCCCGCCCCGGTGGAGGATAGCCCCTCCGGGGAATAAAGGAAAACAGAACAGAAAGGAAATGAAATTAAAATGGCAAATATTGTAGGACTGGATTTGAACATCGATCAGGATTATTTGGCGGAAGCGGTAAAGCAAACCGTTATGATGGGAATTTCGGAAGTCTTAAACGTGAAAAACGAAATCGTGAGCCAGATCGTAAAAATGGTTTTGTCTACGAAAGTTGATAAAAACGGGAAAGTTTCTAACTATTCCAGTGATAATAAATATACATTGTTGGAGTTCCACGTGAGGAAAGCGATTGAGGAAATCACTCGTGAGGAGTTGCAAGCACTTGTAAACGAACGCAAACCGGAAATTACACAGGCAATCAGAGCGGAGCTGGCTAAAAAAGTTAATTACACAAAGTTTGTTGATAGCTTTTTTACGGGCGTGGAAAGTGCACTGAGCAATACGTGGGTGCCGAAGATCAACGTAGAGTTTGATAAGAGAAATGAAGGTGACTACTAAAAATGCGAGTTTTGATAGCCTGCGAGGAATCGCAAACCGTGTGCAAGGCGTTCCGGGCGCGGGGACATGAGGCCTAAAGACCGCCCTGAAACGCAAAATCATCATGCTGCGGCAGGCGCTGCTGAATCTGGAAAGGATGCTGGATAAATGACCAAGAAACGATTTGTAAAGCTGCTCATGTCGAAAGGCGTTAAGCGGAACAATGCAAACAGGATTGCGCAAGAGTTCCGGAAAGGGTCTTTGCCCTATGAATTTGCATGGATTGCTTTGGAATGTAGGCTATGATTTTTGGGAGAATGAAAACAAGCGATAAGCCCGGGGCAACCCGGGCGGGAAGGAGATAACAATGGACGAAATCAAATTGAAGCCCTGCCCGTTCTGCGGAGACAAGGGCGTTATGCAGAGAAACGGTTGTTGCTTTCGGGTATGCTGCCCAAATAGAGACTGCCCAATCGAACCGAGAACACATTGGTTATCTAATCCTCTATTAGCAATCGAAACATGGAACCGGAGGGCTGACAATGGCTAAAGCGGTACTTATCAGCATTCGCCCGGAGTGGGTGGAGAAGATTGCCAGAGGTGAAAAGACCGTTGAGGTGCGAAAAACCAGGCCAAAGCTGGACACGCCGTTCAAATGCTACATCTACTGCACGCAAGGCAACGACGCACGCAGACTGCGCGGCTCATGGGGCAAGGTCATTGGGGAGTTTATTTGCGACCGGGTTGAAACCATCAAGGCGGCAACAGAACCGTATGGAATCTACGATGTGGACGATGACTTTGTGGCGCAGACTAGGCTTGTGGACGGTGCTTTGTGGGACTACGGAAAAGGTGCAACGCTTTACGGCTGGCACATTTCCAAGCTGGAAATCTACGACACGCCGAAGAAGCTGAGCAAGTTTTTTCGCCCGCTTGAAATCTGCATAGGCAAAGTGTGCGATGAATATGGGTGTGCATATTGCGAAAATGGCGGTCATATCAAACGCCCGCCCCAGAGTTGGTGCTATGTGGAGGAATTGCAATGAGCGATTACATCAGCCGGGAAGCGGCGATTGCCGTAGCCGAAGATGCGCAGAAGAAGCTGTGCCCACTTGGCTTGTGGGGCAGAAGATTCGCGTTTGATAAGGAACAATATAATTTATGGCAGGAACTCATAGAAAAATTGGAGGCTATCCCCGCCGCCGATGTGGAGCCGGTGCGGCATGGGAACTGGAATATCCGGCTTGCAGATGAAATGACCCTCTGCCTGGAATGCTCCATCTGCGGGCGCAGAGTGGACAACATCGACCTGCACTACCTGCTGGAAGCCGGAGAATACGGCGAGGCTTGCCGGAGATACCCGTATTGCCATTGCGGCAGCAAAATGGATTTGGAGGAGCACAATGGCACATGATTTTTTGGGAAATGAATTAAGCGTTGGAGATGATGTTGTATTTCTGAATTACAACGGAACTTCTGCCAGCTTAGAGCGTGGAAAAATTACAAGAGTATCAGAGCATACAGCAGAAATCAGCGGCAAACGTAGAGCGGAATACAAGATTGTCAAGGTTAATCCTGTGAAACCCACGATGGGTAACACATGGATTTCGTGCAGTGAGAGGCCGCCGGAAGAACTTGAACCTGTAAATGTGGTGTGGGTAAATCACAACCCAATGCCGTACTACCGGTACATGAAGGACGTTCCGCAAAAAGCGACTGCTGTCTATTACAGGGAGGCTTGGTATTGGTGGTCGTGTGTTTGCGAAGATTTGCTTGTAGAGTGCGGCGCGAACGAAACGGATCAGGTGGATGACGATATTGAAATCACCCACTGGCAGCCGCTTCCTGAACCGCCGAAGGAAGGAGGCGAAGAGAATGGCTGATTTTATCGAGGTGCATCTGCAGGGCAAGCCCCGGCTGGTTAATCTGGACTGGGTGGAGGATATATGGCCAACGGAGAACGGAACGGAGATTTATTTTGCGTTTACCAGCCCTGATGATACATCACAGGATTTTATAACAACAGATGAAAGCTACGACGAGATCAAACGCATTATAGCCTATCAGCGGGGCGAAAAGGGGGGCAAATCAGAATGAGTGAAAGACAAGAACACCGCCAGCGCCTTAACGCTAGAATCGCTTACGCCGCCGCTATTGAGCGGTGGGCGAAGAATCAGCCGCCACGCATTCGGTTCTTCGCCGTCAGACGCTGGCTGAAAGAGATGCCGAGGAAGGAGGATTTTTATGAGGCTGATTGAGGGGCGATCATTTTACAAAGAGCCGTGGTACGGTAGTTATCATTCGATGATGGACAGATGTTACAGGAAGAAAGCACATATTGAAAAAGTGCTTGCGAAGGAGAATTTGAGATGCCACGCTTAATTGATGCAGAGGAATTGGAACTCCAATTTGATGTTTCCGACGAAGATATTATAGCAAAGGAGATAATCCGGAATGCCCCCACCGTTGATGCCGTCCCCGTGGTCAGGTGTCGGGACTGCAAGCATCTGCACATGTGGGACCAGAAAGATAGATACGCATTTTGCCCCAAAACAAGCATCGTGTTTTCGCCATTCGAGAAAGATATAAGGACATTCTTTTGCAGCCACGGAGAAAGGAGAAAATCGAATGAAAATCACACTTGATATTCCCGATGGTATGATCGGCGGCTTCCTGAACGGTGTGATGAATACACGCAACGGGCCGAGGTTTGTAAGCTATCCGATGGATAGCGATGACATGCGCGATGGGGCAGAAATCAAACTGCCCCGGGAGACCAAAAATGAGCAATGAACTCACCTACATGGACTGCTGGCACTTTATCGCCCCGCTGATTCCGGTGGACACGGGCTACACAATGGATATTTACATCATGGTGTTTAACGCCCTGAAAGAAGCGGAGAAGAAGCGGATTGCAGAAAAGGGAAAGGGGAGGAAAGCTACGCATGACGCGTAAACGCTTTATCAAACTTCTGGTGGGGAAGCTTCCGCTTTCCCGGAACGAGGCAAACTACATTGCCGATATTGTAAGAATTTTTGATCGGAGGGAATCATGAGCAAGAAACCGGACTATCTTACCCTGTGCTCCATAGCCGCCCAGAAGGCCGGGACGAGCTACGGGAAGTACATGGCAATGCACGGATACCACCCGCCAATTCAGGCCGATGTTGAGGACGTGGAAGCCCCGCAGGGCATTGTTAAGGTCTGCCCCCAGTGCGGGAAGGAATTCACGCAGGGCAAGATCAAGCAGAAAATCTATTGCAGCTTGGAGTGCCAGAAAGCCCACGCCCAGAGAGCCGCTCAAAGGAGATACCGCGACAAAAAAGCGGCGGCTGACGCGGGATAAGGAAATGGGGCGGTAATGTGGAGTACAGGGACGGCAGGAAGTACTGCGTCGGGTGCTGGTATTTCTTCGGATACTACGAAGGCAGCCGGTGCTGCAATTACATATTCGTCTGCGGGGAAAAGCGGCCTTGCCCGCCTGGGAAGGATTGCACCGAAAGGAGGGAGAAAACGAAAAACAGGAGACGGAATTTAATATTATAGCTTTATCCCTGTATAGTATATATTAAATATAATCTTATATCTCGTGTATATTGTGTATATCTATACAGGGATTTACTAAGAAAAGAAAGGAGAATTTCTAAAATGTGCCTATTTTGCGAGGCGTACGATGGCAAGCGGCAAATCGCCGACTGGTTTCTAACTAATGGTCAACGTGTGGATATTTCCGTCGCAATCGTTGAACGGTATTTTACCCGGGAAGACCGGTTCGGCGGCCGCAGCCTGGACTATATCAACGATGGAAAGGGCGCACCCCTGAACTATTGCCCGACTTGCGGAAAGAAACTGAGTGGTACGGCATGGCCAAAATAATCAACTGCCCGAGCTAAAGGGGTATTTCATAAAATACGAAAGGAGAAACCGATTCCGAAACAAAATGCTTATCTTGCCAAGCAGGAGGCTGTTCAGCGGCAGTGCTTCAACGATGGTTGGGAACTCGGAACACAGCAGATGTGCGACTATATTTCCCGGGCCTTGCGAGACCCGGAGGCCATGGGCAAGGACACATTTAGCGGCGCAAGAATCCTGAAAGTCCTGAAGAAAACCAACGAAATCATGCAGTATTTCCGACCAGCGTTCCTGCCAAACGATGAAGCGGATTGGTATCAAGAACAGCTGGACAAGGCTCTCATGGAAGCGTATAATGGAAACGGTGAGACGTTCTTCCCGTTCCGGGAGCGGTACGATTGCCTGAAAGAGTACGACTATAAGTCTGGGAAATGGAGGAGATAGTATGAATCTTTTGAATGAAACCTTGAATATTCTCAAAGAAAACCGTAAAACCCCTGCGGATGTGCGGTGGGTTGGAAGAGAGTCTGTCAATGCGAAGTGCAGCTGGGACGGCTTTGCAAAACAAGCAAACTTCGAGTACGACAATGAATACGGCATTGCAGAAATACCTGGAGACCTGATTGTGGCCGGTGACGATTGGCGGCTTGAGAGGGCGGAGTATGACGGCTCTGAGCGGTGGGAGTTTAAGACCGTGCCAGCAGAGCCGGATTTGGACAGCCACGCATCCAGCCGGTGCCTTGGCCTTGGAGTGGAAGATAGGCTGAGGATAACGCAAGGGCGTAGAAACGGATACTATGAACTTTTACAAGCACCGGAGGGCGTTAGGCTCAAGGGAAATGGTGCCTCGGAGCAGGGCAGCGAAAAACCATCACTCGATGGGAGAGGAGGGCCTAGAGTATATTCTTTCAGTATAAAGTTCCGTGAGGATGTACGCATAAACGCTAATGATTTTTTGGACTTAATTGGGAAAGATCGCAAATTTGCGTTTACTACCAAGAGCGATGACGGAGCTGCGGCAAAAGAACTCATAGGAACGACCAAATCAGTCTCGTTCTACGGTGGGAACGTGGTTAAAATCACAGTTGCGTTTCCTGAGGAAGTCAAAGACTTGGATTGAAGACGTAGAAAAAGCTGGTGAGAAAATGATAAAAAACTGCGTAAACTGCGGCGCACCACTTGAAGGAAAAAAGTGTTCGTACTGCGGCACGATGTACAACGACTCCGGTATTGTAGCGTCGTTTGACAAAGACCAATGCACAGGGACATTGGCTATCGGAGGGAACGAATACACGGTCTATCTCGGAACAATGGAAGCATTCACCGTCTGTGGAAGAGCTGGGAGAGACAGTAAAGGGCGGCTCCAAATGGAGAATGGACGGATGATTCACAAATTCACGCTGATAGAAATGTGAGCCTATCTTATTAATTTATATATAATAAATATATATAAGTCTTATATCTTGTAGTGTGTATGTGTTATGGTAAATAATATAATAAATTTACTAAAACAATAAAGGAGGATTACGACTTTGGCAGAAGGTGAAAAGCTCAAAAAGAAACCCTACCAGGTGCCTGACCTGGAACCCGGCGACAACACAAAGTACATCAACCATTCCTTGACCATCATGAAGTGGAATAAGCCGGACATGGACAGCTTGGAGGCGGTGCAGAAACGGTGCTTCGACTATTTCAGCCTGTGCGCTGAGAATGATATGAAGCCGACTTTCGCAGGATTCGCTTTGGCGTTCGGTGTAGACAGGATGACTATGTGGAGATGGTGCAATAATCAGCCTAGAAGCAGGGATTTAAGCGACTCTGTGCGTGACACTATCAAAAAAGCGCGGGATTTAATCAACGCTCAGATGGAGGATTTCATGCAAAATGGCAAGATTAACCCCGTTGCCGGAATTTTTTTGATGAAAAACAATATGAACTACACAGACCAGCAGGAAGTGGTCTTAAAGCCGGATAATCCGCTTGGAGAGCGGGCAGACCCGGAGAAGCTGCGGCAGAAGTATCTGGAAGATGTTCGCGGGAGCGGTGCGACTATCATTGACGCGGAGGGTGGAACGGAATGAGAGAAACGACGGAATACGCCATCGAACGAATGTGTACAGAGGTTGCCCAAATCCGGATGCTGATGGAGGGCGGTGCTAGGAAACCCGCCTGCGACTTTTGCAGAGAGTGTGTGAACAAACCGGAAACATTCTCCGTGGTTGCCCATAGCGGGCGGCAAATGACGGTGACTTGGAATTTTTGCCCAGTGTGCGGTCGGAAGCTCGAGCGACTATAACAGCGACTTTGACCCAGCGACTATAGCGACTATGAAAACGCCCCGGAGGTCTTGCGACTTTCGGGGCGACTTTCTGCGACTATGAAACGGGAATTTTCGGCTGCGACTTTGCGACTATGGCTCACGAGCTGGGAGCCTTGCGGGGATTTTCAGCCCTGACGCAAAAGCCTGACGGGAAATCTGATCGGAGCCGGTGCGGCCTGTGTGGCGGTGCTTTTACACTGTAACAGCGGGCAGAACACAAGGGAGAGCAGAAAGCGACCGGACGGGCGAAAAGCTGCGGGGGCACCCTGATATATCCGGCGCAGGAATAGGGGCAACGGCGGGCGCTGAGCGCCCCGCACGCTGCATAAAATGCCGTGCGGCATTGCGTGACGCCCATACGCCCCCATTTTGAGCCGGGAACGATGTTTAATGTTAATTTATATTGCCGAAATAAAAACCGCTTAAAAAGCCGCTGTGAGCCTTGCAGGGCATAGCAAGAGAAAAGCCCCGCCACGTTGGCAGGGCAAACGGACAACGCCGCGCCTGATCTGGACGCGGACAGAAAGAAAAGCCGCCCGGACAATGCCCGGACGGCTTGAAATATTATTTGCTGATCTTCAGCAGCTCCGCCAGCACCAGCAGCGGGAAAAACAGAATTGCAAGGATAATCACGCGCCGGCCTCCTCACAAGTCCAGAACTCGCACCCGTGGGAGGCTGCTAACTCGTAGCAGTCCCAAAAGCCGGGTTCCGCTTTTGCCTGAATTGTTGTTTCAAAATCCACGTTTTCCCCGGTTTTGCTTGCTGTAAAAATGTATGTTTTCATGGTTTTACCTCCTTATGCAAACGTAAATCTACGGGTTTCCGTTGTTTTTGTGTACCGGGCGGCGATTTCCGGCAGGTCTTTTTTTAGGGCGGTCGTGTCCACTCGGCAGCTTGTGACGGCTTTGTAAGTGGCCTTGTGCTCCGCACCCGCCAGGGTGTCAACCCCGGCGGCCTGCATCTGGGCTTTGAGCTGATCTTTCAGGGCCTCCACCATTGCGGCGGCTTCTTCCTGCACGCGGATATACTGGGCTAGCTCGCTCATGATCTGGTTAATGTTCATGCTTACACCTCCTCAAGAATAACGGTTACATTATCGCGGCTGCAAAAGCTGCGGACATCGTAGGCCAGATATTTATATGTCCCGGTGTAAAGCCTGAGACAGAGAGTCCCGAACCGGGAGTCTATTTCCATGCGGTTTCTTTTCGCATAGGTGGAAATCAGGGCGGCCGGCGTAAAGTTCGCGCCATGCTCGACGGTCTCGCAGAAAGAACAAACCCATTTAATGCCGTCGTAGTGTTCCGCGCTGATCTCGTTTGCAATGGCGAGGATCTCGGCCGTGGTGTAACTGGGGTTCTGTTTGTGGATGCGCTGTTCCAAGTTGAGATTGCGCCAAGATTGGCCGCTTTCGTCGGTGTATTGCGTGTCGATGTGTAGTCCAATGGGGTTGATGACCTCTCGCACGGGGTGTTTCAGCGGTGCGCCGGTTCGCTTATTGGTATAGCGCGGCTGGCTGCGGTTCTGCCAAAGGGAGAATTCAAGAAAATAATTCCGGCCGTCTTTGCCGGGGACCGTCTCGCCCATCGTGCACACACGATAATTTCCAACGTCGCTTTTAGTGGTGACCGGGACGCCGCCATTAAAATTGCAGCCGCGCTTTTCTAGTAATAGATAGTTCTTCCTGTTGATAATCATTATAATATTCCTCCTTGTAATTCTGTGGAGGCCGTGCTATAATAGCGGTGCCTCCTTGTGTGGTGCGCTCCCGTTGGTCTTGGTAGGATTGCGGGGGCGCTTTTGTTTTGCTCTTGTTTACATTTACTATTATATAGATATTTTCGTAAATGTCAAGCATTATTTTACAGAAATTCAAGAAAAAATGTAAATTATCAAATCCGGCACTTCCCGCCCCATCACGGGAGAAGCAGCAGCGAAAGCACCGGGGGCGGGGGATATGGCCGTGCTGGTTTGGAGGGGATTAGCCCCATAAATACCCGCGAAATCAAAAAGCCCCCCTTTTCAGAAATTCCGGCAAAAACAAAAAAGGCAGTTCTTATTTGTGCATTATTACAGTTGACAAATAATTGTAAATCTGATATTATACAGAAAACAAGATGTACGGGGGAAGCAGAAATGTACGAGATGAAAAAGGCATGTGTCTATACCAGAGTATCTACAGAGGCTCAGGGAGAGGACGGGAAAGTGTCTTTGCCTGAGCAGGAGCGAATGGCGAAAGCCTGCATTGAAAGCAAGGGCTGGAAATATGTGAAAACCTATGAGGACAACGGGTATACCGGCAGAAACACAAACCGTCCGGGGCTTCAAGAAATGCTTCGGGATATTCGGGCGGGTAAAATCGAAGCTATTGTTATTTTTAAGCTAGATCGGCTTTCCAGAAAGCAACGGGATACTCTAGCGATTGTAGAGGACGATTTGTTGGCAAACGGAGTTGACCTCATAAGCCTGAATGAAACGCTTGATACCACTACCCCGTGGGGACGTGCCATGATTGGCATTCTATCTTCCTTTAATCAGTTGGAGAGCGACAATATCGCCCTAAGAACGACCATGGGGCGGTATGCTACAGCCAGAGAGGGCGGCTATGCCGGGGGGAAGCCTCCACTTGGGTATCGGGCTGAAAACGGGCATCTTGCAGTGGTGCCGGAAGAGGCGGAGATTGTAAAAAAGGTTTTCGAGTTGAGAAACCAGGGCTGTACATTGCAAGGAATCGCAGACAAGCTGAATGAGCTAGGATATCGGAGCAAGAAGGGCAAGGAGTTCAAGCACTCCGCAGTCCAGACGATTCTGGGCAACGAGGATACCTACCGGGGGAATTACCGGTACGGAAAAGAAATGTGTGAGAATACGCACGAAGCAATTCTAAAGGGGTGAGACTGCAAAATGGGGAAAAGAATATCTGATGCCGAACTAAATGAGCGGTATAAAAGTGTTCCACACTTCAATGTAATTGTGCGGGACGGGACAGTAGAGATACCATCCATTTTCATGTTTGAGGGTGGAGAAACGGAGTATTATCCATTTTTACAGGCTTGCCAGAAAATGAATTGCACGGTTCATTTGGTTAATGAGGGCATTACGATTGTGCCTGGCGAAAATGACATGATGCGGCGAGTAAAGGAAATGCTGTGCTTCCAAATGGCAAGGTCGCCGGAAATGGTAACGCAATATCTTAATTATGCCCTGTGCGGAAAGAGAATGACCTGGGATGCAGTTCCCGGGCAGCATGAGCCGATTTTGAAGGAGGAATAATTATGGAAGCTGTATCAACCGCCATGTACACGCTTTTTGCAATCGAAATACTTGCACTTCCTATTTTGCTCATCATCTGGGTTATCCGTAAAATACAAAAGAAGCCTAAAATGAAATGGGTCAAATGGTTCTGGCTTTCTTTTGCTTTATTTTTGATAATCGGAGTGTCAACAAACCCTTCCACATGGTGCGAACATGAATACAAGCTGGTGGAAAGCAAAGAAGCATCCTGCACCGAAAACGGGTACGAGAAGTACCATTGTAATCTTTGCGGTGGCGATAAAAAAGAAACCTTAAAGAAACTCGGGCATTCTATGGAAGATGTTCGGCGGGTAGAGCCCACGGACGATAAGGACGGCGAATATGTCCAGAGGTGTACACGATGCGGATATGAAAAAATAGAAGTACTTCCGATGCTCAGAAAATCAGCTGAGCAGAAAACAGGAAGTTCGACATTGAAGAAAACTGAACCTACCACAGAACCCGCAGATACTTCTGTTGCTTACGGCGATATATACAATGCATACAAAGAGAACGAGCTTTTGGCAAATGATACATACCGATACAACCGATACCGTATTACTGCGACAATCGACGGAATGAGAACCGGCGGGCTTCTGAATCTGACAGGCGGCGCTACACTGACGATGGAAGCCAGAGTCGGTAATACCATCGTTTACTTCTACGCAGAATTTGAGAAAGATCAGGAAGATGCCCTGAAAACAGTCAAAGTGGGAGATACAATTACATTTGAGGGAAAATGCATTGGAAGAGGTGGATTCACTGACTGCGAACTGAAATAAGGAGGTCTGACCTATGTGGGTGTTGCTAATTATTCTGTTCCCCATATTCGTGCTGATAGAGATCATGAAGCATACAAAGTAATAAACCTCCTGCAAGGGCAGGAGGAAAGCCGAAGGGCTGCTTGTGCTGAGATACGCACGGGCAGCCCTTATTTTTGTATCAGGAGGGAATTTATGAAAATCGACGTTTTGGGAGCAGAATATACGCTTACAGTAATTCGGGGAAGCAAAGAGCCAAGGCTTAAGGATTGTGACGGTTTCTGTGATGAAACTACGAAAGAGATGCTGGTCGAAAATTACGAAGACAGCAAGGGAGAACCAAATTGCAAGCAAAACCTTCTGGTCCAGACAAACAAGGTGAAGCGGCATGAGATCATTCACGCATTTCTATTTGAAAGCGGCCTTGCCGAAAATTCCAGTTGGGCACAAAACGAGGAAATGGTGGATTTCTTCGCAATCCAGTTTCCAAAACTGCTGAAAGCATTTGAACAAGCTGACGCTCTGTGAGGTGAGAGTATGGATTATGGGAAATTGTCAACCTCCATTCTGGGGGCTATCGAGAACAGACCGGGTGATATCGGGGCATATGAAGACCTGTTTTCCCTGTGTCAGGCATGGGCTGAGACTGATTTCACGGCGGCGCATCGGGCGAATAAGCATCTGAAATACCTGTGCGCCGAAATAATGGGTAAAGCTCCTACGTCTCAGGTTGAGGGGTTCTACAGCCTTTGGCGGCGGGGGCTATTGTTTGAGGCTCCATATGACTTTGACAGCTATCTCACCTATATGGAGCTGGACAGGCAGGCGAAAAAGCGGTTTTATCAGCCACGGAAGAAGCAGCTAAAGCCCGTGGTGGACGCACTGCAAGCGCTGTGCGGGGATGACAAGCTGGATTTGCTGGCGGTTAGTTTGCCCCCCGGCGTAGGAAAGACCACACTTGCAATCTTCCTGCTGACCTGGATCGCCGGACGAGACCCAAACAACCCGAATCTGACGGGCAGTCACTCCAATTCCTTTGTGCGGGGCGTGTATGACGAATGTCTGCGGCTGTTTGACTCAAAGGGGGAATATCTATGGCATGATGTCTTCCCTGCCGTTCAGGTGTCCAGCACCAACGCAAAGGACTGCCGAATTGACCTTGATAAGCGTCAGCGATTTGAGACGCTGGAATTTACCTCCATAGGAACGGGAAATGCCGGTCTGTACCGGGCGGCAAACCTGCTGTACTGCGACGATCTGGTATCTGGTATTGAGGTCGCGCTATCCAAAGAGCGGCTGGACAAGCTGTGGGAGACTTACACCACCGACCTGCGGCAGCGTAAAATCGGTGACAAATGCAAAGAGCTTCATATTGCTACCCGGTGGAGCGTTCACGATGTGATTGGGCGGCTAGAACGGGAATATGAGAACAATCCCAGGGCGGAATTCATTCGGATTCCTGCCATGAACGAGGACGACGAAAGCAATTTTGATTATGAGTTTGGCGTGGGGTTCTCCACCAAGTTCTACCGGGAACAGCGGGATATTATGGATAGCGTTAGTTGGAAAGCGCTGTATCAGAATCAACCCATTGAACGCGAGGGGCTTGTCTACCATCCTGACGAACTGCGGCGTTTCTTTGAACTGCCCACAGAGGAACCAGATGCCATTGTCGGCGTATGCGATACCAAAGACAAGGGCGCTGACTACGCCTTCCTGCCGGTTGGATATGTATATGGGCAGGACTACTATATTGGGGACTGTATCTGCGACAATGGGCTTCCTGACACAGTTGATGCAAGACTGTCTGAAATTCTGGTGCGGGACAAGGTGAAAATGTGCCGGTTTGAAAGTAACTCCGCTGGTCGCAGGATCGCTGAAAAGATTCAGGGCGAAGTAAAGAAACTGGGCGGAATTACCAATATCACGACGAAGTTCACTACGGCCAATAAAGAGACGAAGATCATCGTCAATTCGGCGTGGGTGAAGGAACACTGCCTGTTTCTGGATGAAAGCAAGTATAAGCGGAACACGGATTACGGCAGGATGATGGATATGCTATGTTCCTACACTGTAGCGGGAAAGAATAAGCACGATGACGTTCCAGACGGAATGGCTATGTTTGCTGAGTTTGCCCAAAGCTTAAACGGGGCGGTTATAGAGGTTTTCAGCAGACCATTTTAGTCACAAAGTAGCCGATGGTTTACGAACGAGAATTAAGTAGACAACCATCCGCCACTGTGGTATAATGGTAAATGAGAAAATAGATTTCCGGAAAAGGGGGTGCGTAATACGGAGAGCAGACGGTTATTCGGGCGTCGGGTGATTTACACCGAAGTTACGGATATAAACGAGGGGAATATCATCGACGTGCTACAAAAGGCACTGTTTACGCACCTGCAAAATCAGGCAGAGATTGATTACCTGTACCGGTATTACAAGGGAGAACAGCCAATTCTGAGCCGTGTGAAGGAAGTCCGCCCGGAAATCAACAACATGGTTGTGGAGAACCGAGCAAATGAGATCGTATCTTTCAAATCGGCCTATCAAGTCGGCGAACCAATCCAGTACGTAAGCCGTGGTGGGGACGAAGACATTTCCTCCGAAGTGCTGAAACTGAATGACTATATGCTGTCCGAAGACAAGCCGGAAAAGGATAAGGAACTTGCCGATTGGCTCTTCACTTGCGGTACCTCTTATCGAATGACTTTGCCGGACGTTTTGGCGGATGCCGAGGAAGACGAGGCTCCTTTTGAGATATTCACCCTTGACCCAAGATACGCATTCGTGGTGTACTCTGTGGGCCTTGGCCATAAACCCATGATGGGTGTACGGTATGTTCTAAAAGAGGACGGAACGCTCGTTTTCTCCTGCTGGACAGAAACCAGGTATTTCGAGGTCTGGAACACGTGGGCTGTTATTCGCGCAGAAGATCAGATTTTGGGAATCCCGATTGTGGAGTACCCGGCGAACATGGCTCGTTTAGGGGCATTTGAAATCGTGATTCCGTTGCTTGACGCAATCAACATGACGGAGAGCAACCGAATTGACGGCGTAGAGCAGTTCGTTCAAGCACTGATGCTGTTCCATAATGTTGACATCAGCAGTGAGGACTACAAGAAACTGCGGGACGAGGGCGCAATCAAGTTCAGGGATATTGACGCCACACTGAAAGCGGAGATTCAATACCTGACCTCCGAAATGAACCAGACCCAGACGCAGACCCTTGTGGACAGCATGTATGAAACGGTGCTGACAATTTGCGGAATGCCAAACCGGAACGGAGGGACTTCTACCTCTGACACCGGATCAGCGGTCATCATGCGGGACGGCTGGTCGGCAGCGGAAGCCAGAGCCAAGGACACGGAGCTGGTTTTCAAGAAGTCCGAAAAGGAATTTTTGAAGCTGGTGCTGCGTATCTGCCGGGACATGGGGCATCTGAGCCTGAAACTCTCGGCACTGGAAATCCGGTTCACGCGGCGGAATTATGAGAATATCGCGCAGAAATCAACGGTTCTAACCCAGATGCTTGCTTGCGAGAAAATCGCCCCTGAACTGGCATTTACACATTGCGGGTTATTTTCCGACCCGCAGTTGGCCTACCGAATGAGCATGGATTACATGGCGGAACAGGAGAAAAAAGCGGCGAAGCTTGCCGCGCAGAACGGAGGGAACGGCGATGGAAGCGGAAACCAGACCGGCGGTCAGAGTGACGGCGAAGGAAATTCGGGCGATTGAGGAAATCATCCGCCGCCGGAATCAGGCGGAAATCAAAGTCGAACAAGGCCAGATCGTGGTCATTGAGATTCGGCGCAAGAAGGTTAACTGACTGTTTGGCAAAGAGCGCCGCACCTTTCGCGGAAGAGCCACACCAAATGGTATAATTTGTGACTGCTCTAGGGAGCAGCGAACAGCCGAAGGGCTTCTGATACCAGAAATGGTATTGGAAGCCCTTCTTTTTTACACTGCGGCATAGCCAAAAGGTAAGGCACATGGTTTTGACCCATGTAATGGAAGTTCGATTCTTTCTGCCGCAACCAGCGGGGGGCTGGACAATTCAAGCACGCCGATAACTGCTGTATGCGCAAGGCAGCCAAAGCGAAGGAGAAGGAACAGCATTGTGTGATAAGTGTACATAAGCGCACGATAGCTCAAAGTAGCTTGCCCCGTCCCGAAAAAACATTCCCTCGGCCACAAGCCGAGTACATGAAGAATAGAAGACTAAAATTTGGCGCGGCAGACAGCGAATGTGGTTCACCTCTCCCCCCACAGAAGGCCGTTCAAATCGGCCTCGCGCTATATATATCGCCGATGGCCTCCCGTCGGCGACGAAACCCGGAAACGGGCAAAGCGGTTCCCCGGCACCGTAAGCCGGGGATATGTGGGTTGTTAGCTCAGTTGGTAGAGCAGCGGACTGTTAATCCGCAGGTCACAGGATCGAAGCCTGTACAGCCCTCCATAACAGCAGCAGGGAAGCTGCTCTATCAAAAACGCAGACGGGAGACAACCCGAAAAAACAGAGATCACGGCGGAGGGAACCGCCTCACCAAACGCAGGAGGAATAATTATGGCAAAAATCGACACAAATCTCATTGAAGGTTATGCGGACATGACCCCGGAACAGAAGCTTGCCGCTTTGGAGGGCTTTGAGTACGAGGACAACACCGCGGAACTGGAAAGGCAGAAAAACGCGCTGTCCAAGGCCAATTCCGAGGCTGCGGAATGGAAGCGTAAGCACAATGCGCTTCTGACTGATGAGCAGAGGAAGCAACAGGAGCAGGCCGAAAAGTGGGAGAACATGGAAAAGGAACTGGCCGGTCTGCGGAAGGAAAAAACCGTTGCCGGTTACAAAGCAAAGCTGGTTGCTCAGGGCTATGATGAAGCCCTTGCGGACGCTACTGCGGCGGCCATGGAATCCGGCGATATGGCTACGGTTTTTGCCAACAACCAGACGTTTTTGGAAAAATACGCCCAAAAAGTCATTGCGGACAAGCTGAAAAGAACGCCCAGAGGCGCGGATGGAAACCCCGGCGGCGCAATGACCAAGGCGGATTTCCTGAAACTCGACACCAAATCCCAAATGGAGTTTATCAAGAACAATCCTGACTGGAAAACAATTTTGAAATGATTATGGAGGTAAAACATTATGGCTACTTATCTTGGCTTTCCGTTTGACCCCGAGCTGTTTAACTACAACTGGGCAAATGCGAAAGACCCCACCCTGACCGCGATGTTTGAGAGCGGCGCTGTCGCCCCGAACGCAGAGCTGGCGAGTTTGATTTCCAACGGCTCTGACTTTTATACGCTGCCGTTCTACAAAGTCATTGGCGGCACTCCTGAGAACTACGATGGCGCAACTGACATCACCCTGACCGACCCCGAAGGCAGCGCTCAGAATGGTATCGTGTTTGGCCGCGCCCACGGCTGGAAGGAGAAGGACTTCATCGTTGATTACAACAGCGGTGCCGACCCCATGCAGCAGATCGTGTCTCAGGTGTCCAAGTACTGGCAGAAGCAGCGCCAGTCCATCATGCTGAAAATCCTGAATGCTGTGTTCGGCGTGACCGGCAGCGGTGAGTTTGCCGGTTGGGAGAACCACATCACTGACCTGTCTTCCGCGTCCACCACTGTTGCGGATGCAAACAAGATGGGCGCGACCACCATCGGTGACGCTATCCAGAAGGCCGTGGGCGATAATCAGGACGCTTTCCGGCTGGTGTTCATGCACAGTAAGGTCGCCACCAATATGGCTGGCCTGAAGCTGCTGGACTTCCTGAAATACACCGACGCCAACGGCGTTGAGCGCCCCCTCCGCATTGGCACCGTGAATGGCATGACTGTTGTCGTAGATGACAGCTGCCCCACCACCGCCGCTACCAGCGGAGAAAGTGCGAAAGCGGCCACCTACACCACCTACGTCCTCGGCCTTGGCGCAATTCAGTACGCCCCCGCTCCCGTGAAGGTTCCTTCCGAACTGACCCGTGACGCGCTCAAGGGCGGCGGCTATGACGCGCTGGTGACCCGTATCCGTGAAACCATGCACCCCAACGGTTTCAGCTTCACCAAGCCAACTTCTGGCTATACCGCCTCTCCCACAGATGCACAGCTTGCGGCATCTGCCAACTGGTCTATCGTGGCCGACCCGAAGACCATTGCGCTGGCGAAGATTATCACCAACGGCTAAGGAGGTTCACCATGTTCTATGTTTCTGACGGGAAAGTGTATGTGCGCGAGGGAGATCACTTTCGCAACGTGGGCTTTACCGCAAAGGACAAGGTGATTACCCGGCGCGAACTGGAGAGCACTTCTGTGGTGATGGGAACGGTAGTCGTTGATACCCTCAACGACCCCGTACCGCTCACCCGCGAGGAAGTTATCACCAAGTTTGGTTTATCGGAGAATAATCCTATTCCCGTTATCAAGAAACCACGCAAGAAGGCGGGAGAACCCGTAGAATGAAAGGAGGTAAGAAACCGTGCAGGAAGCCGAGAAAAACGCATTGGTAAAAGCCATGGCGAATGAAACCGACGAAAGCACGGTTTCTGCCTACCTTGGCATTGCGGCAAGTAAGATTTGCCGCAGGGCATACCCGTTTGACCCTTCCATTATGGAGGTTCCGGAGCAGTACAGCTATCTACAGGTGGAGATTGCTACGTATCTTCTGAACAAGCGGGGCGGCGAGGGGGAGCTGTCTCACAGCGAGAACGGCATTTCCCGTTCCTACGAGAACGGGGACGTTCCGGAATCCATGATGCGACAGATCGTTCCCATGGCCGGGGTTCTGTGAGGTGACAGTATGAGAATCATGGAGCGAAACAAGCAAAGCTTCTGGTATCTGCTGTATGACCGGAAAGTGCCTGTCACCGACGAAGACGGCAACGAAACCGGCGAGGAAACTGTTGTGTACAAACCTGCCGTTCCCTTCCGCGCCAACGTATCCGCTGCGACCGGGGCTTCTCAGGTGGAGCAGTTCGGCAATCTTGCCGGGTATGACAAGGTCATCGTTACGGATGACATGACCTGCCCCGTTGACGAAAATACCGTGCTGTTCCTGGACAAGGAACCTGTGTATGACGAGGACGGGAAGCCCCTGTATGACTACATGGTCAGACGGGTGGCAAAGTCTCTGAACTCAGTGTCCATCGCCGTTACGAAGGTGAGCGTGTCGTGAGCTACAAGAAAATTGTGGTTCCGCTGTCGGTTTCCGGCATTCAGAAGATTCAGGACGAATTGAAGGAATACAAACGCTGGCAGAAGGACAAGGCAAAGGAACTGGCCGAAAGGCTGGCAATGCTGGGTGCTTCTGTGGCTTCCATACGGTTCTCACGGGCTGTTTACACCGGGATGAGGGATGCAACCGTGTCCGTCGTGGCAATCCAGAATGGTTACGCCGTAAAGGCCGATGGGGAATCCGTCCTTTTCATCGAATTTGGAGCCGGTATCACCTACGGAACCGGGCACCCGGAAGCGTCGGAGTTTGGCATGGGGGCTGGCACCTACCCGGACGGGAAAGGTCATTGGGACGACCCCAAAGGCTGGTATCTGCCCAAAGACAAGGGCGGCGGCCACACATACGGAAATCCTCCTGCAATGCCAATGTATGAGGCGAGAAAAGCGATTGAGCAGGAGCTTCCGAGAATCGTTATGGAGGTGTTCAGGGCTTGATTGATATTGAAAAGCTGATCTATACCCCCATTGCCGAGGCTCTGCGAAATCGCTTCAAGGGCATTTCGGTATCCGGAGAATATGTGAACGCTCCTCCAAAATTCCCCTATGTAAGCATCGTAGAGCAGGACAATTATATGTCCGCGAACAGGCTGGACAGCAGCGACCGGGAAAAGTTTTCCACGCTGATGTACGAGGTGAATGTGTACTCCGACAAGGCGGGAAGGAAGAAAAGCACCTGCCGGGAGATCATGGGCGTTATAGACGAAATGCTCTACAAACGGAATTTTACGCGAATTTCGTTGTCCCCTGTTCCGAATATGGAAAACGGGACGATTTACCGTCTGGTAGCCCGGTATCGGGCGGAGACGGACGGCGGAACAATTTACCGTAGGTAAATATGCTTTACCTTTCCGTAAGGGCGGAAAGAGAGCCGAAGGGCTGCTTCACAGGAGGCAGCCCGTTTTTTATTACAACGAAAGGATGATTAAACATGGCCATAAGCACGTATAAAGTTTTCCTGATGAAAAAGGGAACCACCGGCAACACCTACGAAAAGCTCATTGACATCAAGGAATTCCCTGATCTGGGCGGCGATCCGGAGATGCTGGAAACCACTACCCTGTCTGACAAAATGCAGACCTACATCGCCGGTATCCAGTCTCTGGACGCGCTGGCGTTCACCGCGAACTACACTCTGACTGACTACAAAGCGCTGCAAGCGCTGGCTGGAAAGACCGAGAGCTACGCCGTATGGTTCGGCGGCGAAGAGACTGGCGGTACCCTGACCCCCACCGGCAGCGACGGCAAGTTCAAGTTTGACGGTCAGCTGACCGCCTACGCCACCGGCGGCGGCGTCAACGAGGTTGTAGACCTGAACATTTCCATTGCCCCGTCCACGCCCATTGAGCTGGACGACGCGACCTGAGCCAAAACACAGACCACACATTTTTAAGGAGGATTTAGCGATGGCTAAGAAAATCTGCATTCCCTACAACGGCAAGAAGTACAGTTTGGAGTTCACACGCTCCACGGTTTCCGCCATGGAGAAGACCGGGTTCTCCATCAATGAGCTTGGCGACAAGCCCGCTACCATGATTCCCATGCTGTTCAGCGGCGCTTTCGCGGCGAATCATCCCAACACCAAGGTTGCTACCATCAACAAGATTTACGACGGTCTGAGCAACAAGTCCGGCCTTGTGAAGGTGCTGGCGGAAATGTACTCCGAGGCCGTGTACACCCTGCTTTCCGATGATGAAGAGGAAGACGAGGGAAACCCCGGCTGGGAAGCAGTAGAGTAAGCGAACTTCTTTCCGAAAACGGAGGGGGTGGGGAGACCCCTACCCCCTCTTACGCTTACACAAATATCTTCAAGAAGTTATTCCCGTACTATCTTGCAATCGGCATGACCTATGACCAGTTCTGGAATCAGGACGTGGAACTGGTGAAAGCCTACCGGAAGGCTGACAAGATCAAACGGGACTTGAAGAATCAGGATATGTGGATGCAAGGGGCTTATTACTATGAAGCCCTTCTGGATGCCGCCCCGGTTCTGAGGTTCAGTTTCAGCAAGAAGCCACCGAAGCCGGTTCCCTACCGGGAGCAGCCCTTTGAGCTGCACACTGGGCAGCGGAAAGCGGCGGATAGTGGAGAAAAGCAGCTGACCCAGCAGGAAAAGAGCGACAAAAAGGCGAAAGCCATGATGGAGATGTTTATGGTATCCATCAACAAGAAATTTGAGAAGAAGGGCGGTGAAGGGAATGGCTGACAATGTGGAAATGCAGGGCATTGAGTTTCAGATTGTGAATGACAGTGCCGCGGCATCCGCAGGGGTGGAGGTTCTGGCAAAAAAGTTGACAGAGCTAAAAACGTCGATCAGCGGTTCCACAACTGCCCTTTCCAAAGTTGCAGCAGGAATTTCGCAGATCAAGAATGCCGTGAACAACATGAATACCGGCGATTTTGCGAACAAGATAAACCGCATTAGCAGCTCCCTGGGCAATCTGAAAGACCAGACGGATAGCCTGAAAATCTCTGCGTCCATCGGAAACCAGCTGGCGGCCATCAATCAGGCAATCACCAATCTGCCGGACACCCCCGGAGAAAAACTGCGGAATCTGGCATCCGGATTGCAGCCTCTGTCCGAGCTTGGCCGGTCTAATATGACTTCCTTCATCAACCAGCTGAAAAAGCTACCAGAGGTCATCCAGGAGCTTGAGAAAGCAGATATTGATAAGTTCACTCAGCAGATGAAAGACTTGGCTTCGGCCATGAAGCCATTTGCGGATGAAATGAACAAGGTTTCCTCTGGGTTTTCGGCATTTCCAAGCAGAATTCAAAGGCTGATTACATCGACGGAGCAGTACAACGGTACGGTAAGGCGGGCAACCACAAGCACAAATGCTTGGAACAGTGCGCTCAAAGCAATCAGCTTTGCGGCCATATACCGGGCGGCGGCAAAGCTCCTGGGTATCGCAATTGCAAAATCGTCCCAGTATACGGAGGATTTGAACCTATTCACCGTTTCAATGGGGAAGTACGCCGAGGAAGCCTATAACTACGCCCAGAAGGTTTCTGATGTAATGGGCATTGACCCCGCTGAATGGATGCGGAATCAGGGCGTCTTTAACACCATTATCACAGGTTTCGGTGTGGCTGGTGACAAGGCAGCGTTCATGTCCAAGAACCTGACGCAGTTGGGTTATGACCTTGCCTCCTTCTATAATATCGATTTTGAATCGGCAATGCAGAAGGTTCAGTCCGGTATTTCCGGAGAACTCGAACCTCTTCGGCGGCTGGGCTACGACCTGTCTGTTGCCCGGTTGGAGCAGGAACGCTTGAATCTTGGAATTGACAAGAGCGTTTCCAGCATGACGCAGGCGGAGAAATCCCAGCTGCGGTACTACGCCATGATGACGCAGGTAACGCAGGTGCAAGGTGATATGGCACGAACGCTGGAAAATCCGGCAAACATGCTGCGAGTACTACGGGCGGAACTGGAACAAGCCGCACGTGCCGTTGGAAACATCTTTATTCCGATTCTGACGAAGGTTCTGCCAATTGCTATTGCCGTGGCAAGCGCCTTGCAGGAAATCATAGCGGCCATTGCCGCCCTGTTCGGGGTAACGGTAAAGTCCCCGAAATGGGGGGATGCGATTGGGAGCGCTTCTGCTGGTAGCGGTGCCATTGCCGACAACATGGACAGTGCCGCTGGGTCTGCCAAGGAGCTAAAACGCTACCTTGCCGGGTTTGATGAACTGAATGTCCTCCCCGACCAGAATCAGGGCGGCAGTGGAAGCGGAGCCGGTGTAGGCGGTGGAGACCTTGGCTTAGACTTGCCGGGGTATGATTTCCTGAAAAATGCAGTAACCACGCAGATTGACGAGTGGAAGAAGAAACTGGAGCCGCTTGTTTCCTTTGTTAAGGACAATCTGAAAGAGATTCTGGGGCTTATTGCCACAATCGGAATTGCGCTACTTGCATGGAAGTTATCAAACGATTTCCTGAACGGAATTATGGCACTCAAAACGCTTGGGAAAAACGGCCTTTCCATTCCGCTTACGATTGCCGCAGGCGTGATTCTGACAGCCGCCAGTTTTTCAATCGAGTTTAGAGCCATTAAAGACGCCATCGAAGATAAGCTCAATAGCTTCAATTTCGGGGAGATCATTCTGAGTGGTTTAGGTGGAACTGTAGGCGCTGGGGTTATCGGAAAAGGAATTGGGCAACTAATTTTCAAGGCGTTCAAAGGAAGCGCTGTAGCCAAGGCGATTACTGCGGGCGGCGGAACGATAAGCACGGGACTTATCGGGGCAGCCATCGGTGGAATCGTTGCTGGAATCCCAATGTTCGTTACCGGGGTATACGACGCAATCATGAATGGGCTGAATACCCTAAACGGCTTATTGATTCCTGCGGGGTCCACATTAGCTGCTACGGGAATTGGCGCAATCATTGGTACGGCGATAGGCTCTGTCGGCGGCCCTGTTGGTGCAGCTATCGGCGCACTCGTTGGCCTGGTAATAGGCGCACTGACAGACCTTGGTATTCTGATTTACCAGAAGTGGGATGAAATCTGCGCATTCTTTGCACCTGTTGCGGAATGGTTCAATGTAAACGTTGTGCAACCAATATCCGGATTCTTCTCCGGACTTTGGACAGGCATTGTTAAAACGTTTTCGCCAGCTGTTACATGGTTCTCTGATCTGTGGAAAAGTGTAAGCCAGACATTTGAGGATGTCTTCTATAACATCGGAGTGCTTGTGAGCGGAACGTGGGAAACCATCAAGATTGTTTGGGGTATCGTTTCTGGCTGGTTTGACACAAATGTTATCCAGCCTGTCGCCTCGTTCTTCTCCGGCCTTTGGGATGGCATATCTTCCTGGGCCATAAAATCGTGGAATAAAATCAGCACTGTTTTCTCTGGAATTGCAGCCTGGTTTGACGCAAACGTCATTCGCCCGATTGTTGGATTTTTCACGGATTTGTGGACAGATATAACGGTTATATTTGGGAAAGTAGTCGGATTTTTCAAAGGAGTCATAAACGGCGTTCTTTCCGGGCTTAACTCGGCAATCAGCTACGCATTCGGCGGAATCAACAGCATTCTCCGTAGTATCCGAGGATTCAGCATTGCAGGATTTACCCCGTTCTCCGGGCTCCGGGAAATCAGCGTTCCTCAAATTCCGATGCTTGCCGACGGTGGTTTCGTAGACCAAGGCCAGCTGTTCATTGCCCGTGAAGCCGGTGCGGAAATGGTTGGCTCCATTGGCAGAAGAACGGCTGTTGCCAACAATGACCAGATCGTTGAGGGCATCGCAACGGCCACCCGTGAAGGAAACGAAGACCTTATCAACGCTCTGTACGCTGTCGCTCAGCAGATTATCGCGGAAATGCGGAATCAGGACAACGGAGGTGGCGGCGGATATGACTTTGACCGGGCTGTCCGGGATGCCCAGCGCAGGAACGCAAGAATGTATGGATAAGCGAAAGGAGTGAAAACGGCATGAAGATGATGCTCAAGATAAACGGCGTGGACTTCATGCCGTTCATCGCCAAACAGGGCGTAAAGTGGCAGCGCAACGACATTGACGCACCCAATTCCGGGCGCACAATGGACGGAACAATGCAGCGTGGCCGGGTGACAACCAAAATCCGTCTGGACATCACCTGCCGCCCTCTAAAGGCTGAGGAAGCTATGACCGTGTTGCATACCATTCTCCCGGAATATGTGACCGTGGACTACTACGACCCTATGAGCGGGTACCGCAACAATGTGACCATGTACTCCAACAATAACCCTGCATCTTTCCTGATAGAGAAGCCGGAAGACGATTGGTGGAGCGGCATTACCTTTCCACTGATTGAGAGGTGACGGGCGCTTATGCAGAACGTATCACAGGAATACCGGGACATTGTAGCTGGCAACCACTGGTTTGAAAACCGCCTCTGCATCGGTGATACCGGAAAGCTAATTGACAAAAGCGGAAGCGCAATCACGTTCGGCGGGGTACGTATTCTGGTAGATAGCGGTGGCGCTGAAACTGGCTACGGTGAAGAACTGCTGATATCCATGGAGCAGAAGCAACCGCTTCTTTCCGATTCTCCTGACGTTGGAAAAACCTGCGCCGGTGAGATCAACGTTGAAATGATTCATCCATATGGTGATATCCCAAAACGTGCACTTCTTCGGCCATACGTCAGAGCTGCAAATGAGAATGCCGTCTCTGAATGGCTACCCCAAGGAAAGTATTACATTGACAAACGGAGCGAAGGAGAAATCGGCGACCGGACGAAACTAACGCTCCACGGATACGACGGAATGCTTCTTCTGGAAGAAGATTATCCGGCGGAATCCTCCCTTAACTGGCCTGCAAGTGACATTGAAGTTCTGAAAGAGATTTCCGATGCAGTCGGCATCTCGCTTGATAGCCGGGTATATCAAATCGTGACATCTGGTTACGAAATCCCGTACCCTGCCGGGTACAGCTGCCGTGAGGTCATTGGCTACATCGGCGCAATGTACACCGGCTCCTGGGCTATGACGGCCACCGGAGAATTGATGCTGGTCACGCTCACGGGTCTTCCGAAGGAAACCAACTATCTGATTGTTGGCGGAAGCGATAACAGAGCGATCACGTTTGGAGGTGTCAGAATCCTTGTTTGATAAGTTCATCATCGGGTCTGCCGCCGACAGCCTGAAAATATCAGACCCACTCAGCGCGTACAGCCGCGTCACGTTGAAGGTTGCTGACGGCGTGGAGTATACGGCCGGTACAGACAGCGGCAAGGAACTGATCTCCGAAAACCCTTTCGGAACGCAGAAAATGGCAAACGATATGTTGGCCAGAATCAACGGCTTTTCCTACCAGACATATACGGCTACAGGCGCAATCTTAGACCCGGCGGCGGAGATTGGAGACGCGGTTCAGGTTAAAGGAACCTATGGCGGCATCTACAGCGTGTCAAAGTCCTACGGGAAAATGATACGCGCAGATGTTTCCGCCCCCGGCTCTGAGGAAATCGACGAATCCGCTCCCTATAAATCCCACGAAACACGTAAGGTAGAACGTCAGTTTATAGAAACCCGGGCACAACTGAAAATTCAGGCCGACCAGATTTCCGCCGAAGTCTCTGCCCGTATCGAACAGGGAGATGAACTCACCTCGCGGCTGGACATTCAGAGTGACCAGATCTCCGCACGGGTGACCAAAACCGGCGGCAGCAGCTCGTCCTTCGGTTGGGAGCTGCTTAATGATTCCTGGACGGTCAAGGCCAACAATACCACGGTGTTCCGAATCACCAAATCCGGCGCAGAAGTCCGTGGAAAGTTCATCGCCTTAAGCGGCAAAATCGGCGGTCTTGATATCCAATCCGACTACCTCAGCTATAACAATCAGGTCTGGAACGGCACCAACAGCCGGGGCATTTACATTGGTGTAAACGGTATTCAGTGCGGCTCAGAGGCTAACGGCGTGCAGATTACGCCGACTGGGAATCTGTATGCGGAGAATGGCTATTTCCGGGGAAGCGTCAGCGCCGGTAAGATTGACTATGGCGGCGACGATGGGTACCTTGACGGGTCAGGTCTTGCCAGTCACAGTGTCTACGGCTCGGAAATTGGCTACAATACCATATCCACGGCCTATACCAGCGGAGGTATCAATACCTCGCTTGGGTATGCGGATTTTGCAAATGGTGTGTTCAATGGTTGGAATACAGCATCCAATTTATCAACCGAAGACAAAGGACTGGTAATTGGAGGCCATACGATAGCTATAGCTTCTACATCGTTCAGGGATGGAAATGGCAGCACAATATCTCTACAATACCTAACATGGATTTGATATGACTGGTTATACTAGGAGGTTTCTATGGAAAAACTGAAAACCGCAACAGGCAAAGAATTCGACTGCGATTATTTCAACCCTTTCCCCCAGGCGGGGCAGATAAACATCCGTATTCTCGGGGAATCCCTGGCGACGATTGCCACGGTATTTGCAAATCCCGCTGAGACGGTGCAAATGTGGTGGGAAGGCCAGTACGCCGCACAATATACGAAGATAATCGCTATTGTACCGGAAACCGGCGCGGTGCGTGTGGTGCTGGGAAAGGAGTAAAAATGAACCCTGTAATGAAACTTAGGGCAGTCCTGAATACCCTTGAGGGCGTTCAGGTCGCAGGACGAGAGAACTGGGACAGGATGCTGGGCAGTATGCAGGCCGTTGAGGAAGTGGTGCAGGAGCTGTCTGCGCCTCCTGCCCCCGAAAAAGAGACTGACGTTGAGGAGGGATGACTTATCGCAGATAAAGCAATATCCGAGCTGATTGC